TCATACTAAATCACAAGCAGATAGGTTTTCTACCTTTTAGTAATCTTCCCGTAAGTCTAAAATCGCTCTAGCCTTTCTACGATTTATACCTTTGATTTCCATAAGAGATTTTTGTGTTGTTTTTTTCTTAAGAATATTAGGTATACTACCGAACTTTTCCAGTAATTCTTCTGCTTCTTTTACCGTAACACTTTCTATCTCAGAAAGAAATCGGACCTTAGAATCTAACTCAGATTTTTTAATTGCATTTTTTTCCGACTGTTTGTGTCTGTACTGTGCGAATCCCTGCTGTGTGTGATTAACTACAAGCCACTCCACGAACTCATCCATAGTAGCGAGTTCCATGTACTTGATTTTAGGGAATCTTTGATAGAAGGTAGCCTTGAATTGCTTTATGACCTTTTTCATCCTAGCCATTTCCATAGCAATCTGTTTTGCGTTGGGTCTTCCGCCGGGGATATAGGGCTTTAGTTGCGTTCCGTAAACTACAAGGAACGGGTGTTCGTGTGACTCTTGTAAATCTAACAGTTGGTCTACGATAGTGCGTGTTCTCCCAAAGCCCATGATAGACCTATACAAGTCATTTATCTCTTTGGCTTCGATGCCCCACTCACCTATAGTATAATCGGATGCTTTCATCCGACATACTTTTACCTCATCTTTACCCATACGCATGAGCAATTTGTTGATGACCTTATCGTTTTCGCGGTCGTCTATCAATAGCATAAAACTACGACAACGAGAAGACTTCTTAAAGAGTATTACCAACCTTGCGAGTAATAGACCTCATCCTGTATGATTACGATGTGCGATTTACATTTACCGCAATACTTCTCGACTTCATTTTCAGTAGTCCATTTGTGGTTGCACATAACGCAAACCGCTGTTTCTTCTATTTTAATTTCGCGTAAAGACATCATATTAAGTTCTCCTTGTTCCATCATCACGCCAACAGATAGCGGGGCAGCCAATGCGAGTCTGCAACCATGAACATGACGGCGAGAACTCATGGTCTATGATAGACTCAATCTGACTTCTCGTCATGCTACGGTTAAAATCCCGCCAATTTAGTTTTTCGATAAAGTTTATCGCTTCTTGAATAATACTTTCTCGTTGCTCAGATGTAAGCGACTTTGGGTCTGCAAACCATCTAAGATTTTCCACTAAATGATAACCGAGCGCAAGTCGTGCTGTGTGCTTCGGATTATCTCCCTCTATTGCCTTCTCGATACACGGTGGTATTGGTATCTGTCCGGCATGGCCTATATCGGCCTGTAAGACCCCTTCGGGCCTTATTTCGGTCACGGGATTATCCGCAATCCATTTTCTTATGTTGAACCCATTAGTGGGTGCATCTCCCGTAAATGGGTCGTGATGCTGTAATTCTTTAGAGGGGTGAGTTGGTATATCATAGTTTGGGTCGGCCTTAAAAGCGACCGTATCTATATTGACTGCCCACCTACCACGCTTAGGATTATAGGTGTCCGGTATGCGCGTAAGTTTCTGCGGAAAGCCCACTCCGTCAAGCGTTTTTAACCCTCTTGCGGCGTGCCTTTGGTAGCGGTCAATGTGCCTTGCTATTGCTGTGCCTTTGACCGGAGTATCAAAAAATTGATGAACATGAAATCCCCTACCTGTAAAGACAGTTCGGACATCGCCTTCAAGGCGGGATAGTAAGGTTAGAACATCTGCTCTTACATCTTCAAGTGTGGTATCTTCGGTGGTGTCGAAATCCCACCACGCCCTATCCATAACAACGCTTTCAATATCCATTTTCCAAGACATTCTATCATCGCATTTCTCAAACGCATAGAGAGATGTATAACAGGATGCTTTACCATTTACTTTTGAGATATAACTATCGTAATCATCTTTATTATTACAGGGCGTGCGCCTCAAACCGATTTCACGCGGGAAAGACAATATCATAGGCTCACCCGATGACTTGCTGACTCCCGCATTCACAGGCAATAATGGTAACACGTTCCGGTGTTGAGCCCTCTTGCCCATTAACGCGCCATACTTCTTCTGAGCCTTCCCATAAGTCATCAGACCCACAGGCGGCGCAAACTACTTTTGCGATAAAATCTCTCGCTTCTCCGGCCCTACTCATACATCCCACCCATTTACTCCGTTAAGTTCTGCTTCACAATTTAATGAAAAATCACACCACATAGGACAGAAGTAGTCGTTCCACTTCATCGGCCATTGATGGGTTGTTAAAGAATCTATTGTGTTGTATAAAGATTCTTCAAAGGCATTATACGAGCGTTCTAACATAGGCTCAAGCAGGGCAAATCCGCGTTCCGGCCCTAACCACATGGTCTTACCTCTCTTTTGGCCTTCAAGTAAGAGTTTATCCTGTCCGTCTTCGGGTATCTCGTAATCGGGTGATATGTATAAGAAATGACTCACATTATCATAACCGAGTTTGCGAAGAAGGCGTGTGTAATAAACTAACTCTTTTCGTGTCCGACCCAACTTAGCCACGCCCATATTACCTGTCTTCAACTCAACTAAGATTAGGTCGCCTGTTTCGGGGTGTCTTAGCACTCCGTCAATCAACCCGACCCATATAATTTCATGGCCGTTGAACTCCTCATAGACTTCGTGCTTGACTTCGGCCTCGACCACATCAAAGCCGCCTATATCGTGGGCTATCTGATGCAGAAGAAGGTTCATTGAATCAACGCCTTCGTCTTCTTCGACCCCCTGCTCAATCGCAGCGGGCATTATCATGTCCGGCCCTTGAAGTATTCCAGCCTCCATGACTGTGTGAATGTGTGTTCCGCGTATCATCTCCTCAGTAGGCGGCGCACGCGGTATATCAGCGACATAACCCCAAAAGAACTGTCGTGGGCACTTCATGTAGCCCATCAAAGAGGACTTACTAATTCTTATTATGTCGGCATCTATCGGGTTGTAAGTCGAACGAGCCGACTGTTCTTCGGTCGCTCTCATTCTTCTTCGCCGCCCGAATCCCATGTTTCAAAGGTTGTCTGTGTGCCTTCGTGAATATTCTCCCCGCAAGCAGGGCATTTATCGCTTTGCTCTATGTCCGGCAAGGTAGGTATCATCAATTCTTCTTTACAATGAGGACACTTCATCTCTTTGACGAATCCTTGCTGATTTAGACTCGCATACAATAGCGTTTGCATTTTCCCCAAATCCGTGCCTATCATAGTAAGGGCTGTCGCCACCTCTCTAACAAATATCTCAAAGTCTTCGGCATTCACTTTCTTAGCCATAATATCTCCTCGCATCATCACGCATATAAATTATTCTATATCCACAAAAAATCATCTAATTTGGTTTGTAGGGTTTTTGGTTCATCCACTAATTCTTTAGGGTGTTTATCTTTTTCCCACATTTCTTTTGTGTAAGTATATTTATTTTCATCAAAACCAAATGTAAATCGCTGCTTTCCAAGTTTAACAAACTGATACTTCAAACAATTTTGAATCCATTTCTCGACTTTATTATTGTCGCAAGACCAATTAAGATATTCTTTGTATGGTTCTTCTTTGGGGTAAGGCTCTTTCTGCAATTTGATGTTAATATCACGGTCAAGAACATAGATATAACGATATGTTCTCGTCTTAAACTTGAGAAATCTATCGTCAAGCATCTCTAAGTTTCTCGTAATAACCAACGGGCGACTTGATGTGTGAAAAACCATTTCGTGAAAACAACGACCTGTTTTTTTGTCTTCAAAAAACTCGGTTTCGTGAAAACCATAATAACCAAAATTAGTTGCTTGATATATTGCCCCGCACCCCAACCTACCATCTGCGAAGGATTGGACTACTTTAATTTCGGGAAAATAATGTTTTAAGATTGAAAGTGATTTAGAAATCAACACCGATTCTGCGTTTTTACCTAACTTATCATCAATCCAAAGCCTATTTAATTCAATTATTTCATCCTTCTCAATATCTTCGGAAATTGATTTGAAAGATTTAGGCACTTTAATTGCGCCGTATGATGCAACCCCTAATAACTCACCATCCTTGAAAACACCAATGTTAGCCTTTCCCATCATGTGATACCACGAATGAGAATAATGGTTCTCTATTATCATTTTACGGGCTACCGATTTATCTATTAAATCGAAATGAAGAAGTCCATTATTTTTAGTTAATTTTGAAAGGGGTAGTTCGGGTCGCTTCAAAAAACCAACCCCTCATATCCATTGTTGCATAGCCAAACCGTTCTGTGCATTCAAGAGAGGCTGTGCATCCCATCCCGCTAATTCATAGTAAGGTAATATTTTCTTTATGATAAATCTATCCGTCATTACTTTTGCCCCAATGTTAGTTATGCCTTCAATTTCAGAAGGCTCGTCAAAACCAATGTATTTACCGTCTTCGTTGATACTAACTAAAAAGAATGAGCCGCCTCGATACCCTTTACCTAAGAACTCGTTGGCCCATGCCGCTGCCGCAGACGAACCGGAGAGAACTTTATACTTAGAAAGGTCGCGCTCTATCTTTCCCTTCATACACAATTCTAACGGGTCTATTTTACCCCCTAATATATTGTCTATTAGAGATAAATTACGCGCTGTGATACGGATTTCGGGTTCGCCATTTAGTATGCCCGATATGGTAGTATTCATGGCCTCTTTCATCACGGGCGGCATCCTTGACTGCTTCATCTCAATACCTTTAACATAAATATTCGGCTCATGGTATTCCCCATCAGACCATGCAACCCTACCTGTGTAGCGATTCTTAGCGACCATGATAAGTCGGCTACACCATTTTTCAAACTCGACCACGATAGGCGACATTCTCTCGTTTATTTGCGGTAAAAGTTCCATGCCTTTTTCGGGAGAAGGTATAGTGCAGAATACTGAGTCGGTATGTCCATAGATTACATTAAAGCCAACGCGCTGTGCTTCAACCATCAATTCTCCCAATGTGTTTCGTGATGTGTGGGTGATAGCGGCGGCTATTTCGGGGTGATACATTCCATATTTAGCATCTCCCGCCACTCCATACATAGAAGCAACGAGAGTCTTAGCGGCGAACTGCATACAATCCCATTTCGCTCTTTGCTTACCCTCGCTCATAATCATTTTTAACTTAAAAGTATTTCTAAGTTCAGTCATCTTATCCATCTGCCGAACCAACAAACCCTTCTTTCCCTGCCGGAACTTAGTTCCGTTCCCGCAGTCCTGTCCGTTTTCATCTAACGAATCCCATGAGATATTGTATTTATCGGCGTTGCTGTGATACATGGCTCTAATATCTAAGATACCCACATTATCATACACGCCCGCATTTACATCTAAAATGTCTGCGCCCTCGTAATCCACCTTATCGAACTGTGGCTTCGATGGGATTCTCCGGTCGAAGTCGGGGTCTGTTAAGACTAATTGCGTAAACATCTGTGTGATAAACGGCGTTGAACGAATATCGCATTGAACAATATGTTGTAGCGATGTATAGTAGTCGAGAGCATTGACTGCCTCATCTAATTTGGGCAACAGCCGAACATCTTGACGGCAGTAGTGAATATACAGCGGCTTATCTTCAAACCATGTATCGTGTCCGTGTTCCAACTCGACTTTCTTTTCCCCTAATATTTCGTAGGCTACATCATCGAGTTTGTATGACGGGAGTTTTCCATTCTTCAACTCCCATAGTTTAGCAACGGCTATCATCAAATCTATACAATTACGGCCAACAATAGGCTGCGACCAATCTTTGTATTCGTATCGTATCTTACGCATAGGAGATAGAGAATATTCGGATAGATGATTAGCACGACATCTCTCTATGATTGTCTTAACATCTGCGCCGACCACATACCATCCGGTGATGATGTCGGGGTCGCAAGCCTTGATATGTCGCAAGAAATGGATAAGCATAGATTTCTCAGAAGGGAAAGCCATAGCGGGCGTTTCATATTCAAAATCACCGAAGGTCTTGAACGGCACACCTTTACCATCTTTTTCTTCTTCTATGCCGTGATGCACAAACCACACATATTCTTTTTCGCTAAAGTTATCATAGACTACAATACATCGTAGTTTGCCTGTTGAGGGCGACCACTCGGCATCAAGATACCATGTGCGGTGTTTATAGTTCTCAAATCGGGGGTTGCCCGCGTTGATGTAGTCAGCCATTACTTGATTAACATAGGGTAAATTGCCTTCCCATGTCTGTTCTCGCTTTGCTATCTGTTTTACATCATAATCAGAAGTGCAAGTAATTTTAGATAGTTCTTCGCCGTAAAGTCCGGTGTAGCCATGTTCAACGGCTACTCCTTCGGCGGCATACTCGGCATCCTCAGTCCTAACAAAACAATACGGCCAATGGCCCGTAATACTTTTCTCGTATCTTTTACCCGCATTATCACGGCCTCTAACGATAACAGTTCTGCCTTTGCTTTCAATTATCATCGCTAACCACTTCAAATACTTTTAGAATAATGTTATTACACTTTTCGCATTCGTAAATGTCGCCTTCTGCTATACTATCAACAAACAGCCATGAGAAGCGAGCGCCGCAATTGACGCAATCTTCTGTCGGTGGTGTGTATTGCCCCATAGTATCACGCCATTAAGTCTTCCATAAACGGCATCAAGTGCGGTGTAGTGAAGATAGTTCCCGAAGTTAAATGTATGTCGTAATCATTCTCCTTCTTTACTACCGCCACAATCTCGTTTATGTCTAAGTAAGTCATACCGCTTTCGGTCTGCACCCTTCGCCAACTTCTATTCATCATGTTTATGCCTCAAAGATTACGGTTATAAATGTGATGCTTGAAAGATGTAGTCGCCATCCCCAAGCGTGATTAGCATAGGGTAGCCCATACCTGCTTCTGTGAAATCCCAAACATGGATGCTTATGTCGCTGTTCAAGTGTTGAAAGATATGCTCAAGGCCGCCACCATAGGTAGCAGTAAAGCCCGTGTCTTCACCAACAGGAGTCGTGAAGGGCTGACTTTCTATTTTTGTAATAGTTTTACCTTTCAAATCAGCACCGACTCGTATTTCTAATTCATTAGGCTCTTGAAAGGACATCGTATATTGATTAAACTTCTGCCCGTTCATAGAATCACACCTAAATGCCTCATAAAGAGCAGTAGTGCTTAGGTCTGAGAAGTTCCATGTTGTCGCTATCCTATTACCATCGTTAGTAGTATAGGTCAAATTATCAACACTTATTTTTTCCGCAAGTGTATTAGACTTCTCAGCCCATTGAGCAATCGTTGATGGGGTATGAGGGAAAGCCTTAGCCTCTTTACTCGCGGATAGTGTAGTCTGTTTGTTAGACGACTTGAACCTAATCTTATCCTGTGAAGGAGTCATAGTCAAGACTCCGCCATGATACTTTAAGACACCTAATGTTGTGTCTATGTCGGTGATGACGACTTCTCCTTCTCCCGCACAGGGGATAGATAGACGCATCAACGAAGATACACCATCCTTTACCAAAGAGCAGAATGAGAGGCGACCCCCACT